TACTTTGTGAAGATTGATTTGGAAAACTTGACATTGAAAGGGATCTTGGATGCGTTCAAAGATTTGGTTTTTCAAAAAGGAATCAATGTTTGTGTGATCGATCCATACAATATGCTGGATCACTCGGATCAACGTGATCATTCTTATGTTGGGCGGATTTTGTCTGAAATAACTCAATTTTGCCAGCAGACAAACACACATTTGTTTTTGATTGCTCACCCAAGGAAAATGGAAATGAATGATGGCGTGTATCGTGTGCCAACTCCATACGACATTTCCGGATCATCAGATTTTTTCAACAAGGCTTACAATTGCTTGACCATTTACAGATCATTGAATGAACGCACAGCATATGGATCTGATGCTGTCAAAGTATATGTTCAAAAGGTGAAACGAAAAGAAAACGGATCTCAAGGAGTGTTCACCATTGCGCCAGATTTTAACAATGGAGGTGCATATCATCCGATCGATGCAAAAAAACAAAGGATCAAAGTAATCACAGATGATGTGCCATTTTGATCAAAAAAAAATTAATTTTGAACCACTAAACAAAACAAAATGGAAAAGGACTACAAAAAAGAATATGAAATGATGGCCAAAAGAGCTGATTTGGTCGCTGAAATAATCACTTTAGTTGGTGTTGTTTACATCGTATCTTTTGTGATAAAGACAATCATAACTGAATTTGTGATTTGATTCACCAAATAATGACATATTTAGTGATTTAATTCACCAAATTAAGGCTATGTCCTTAAAACAACACAAAAATTTAATGCAATAACCTTACAAAACAAAACGCAAATGACTTTGAATGAATTTTTCCAAAAAACTAATGCACTGATGACAATGTGCAAAGGTGATGGTTGTGAACTTAAATCAAACTGCAACAGATACAAAATAAGCACAACAATGAACAACACTTATTTTGAAAAATCACCAATTGAAAACGGATCTTGTAAATACTTTTTTTAAATATGAATACACCTTGTTCAAACCACGATTCAGATTACATTTTTATGGATGACATTAATTGCAACAAAACAGATCAAGAATCATTTGATGACTTGATTCAAGCGGTCAAATTGTGGGCGGAATCACGAAACTTGATTCAGCGATCAAACATCAATGCGCAAATGCTCAAGGTAATGGAAGAAATCGGAGAAACTGCCGCAGCCATTGCCAGAGGTCAACGCAATGAAATGATTGATGGGATTGGCGATTCATTTGTCACTTTGATCATCCTTGCATATCAAAATGGAATTGATCCCACCGATGCATTGAGCAGAGCGTGGAATGAGATCAGAGATCGAAAAGGAAAAACTGAAAATGGAGTTTTTGTAAAAATGGTTGATCTATGAAAATGGATGTGCTTCCCGATTGGAATGAAGAAAAAAGAAATTTGATTACTGGTTATGCAGTTGCATTAAAAAAGTATTCAGCCCGGACATATGATGGCGATATAAAGAAATACTATATGGATTACTTGCCAAGCAAATTAGATTTGTAACTTTGAAAAAAAAACAATGATACAAATTCAGTTTGCACCGATTCTTGGAATCTTGTTGGGTTTCAGCTACTACAATGATGAAGATGATGAATTGTCAATGCACGATGACATCCAGCACGGAGTGCAATTTGCTTTGTTTTTGATTGTAGTGGATGTGATTTGGTACACAGAAAGAAAATGATGGAAGGAATAACGAGAATAGCAAACATCGCTGAAATCAAACCAAACGATGAAAATCCAAGGTACATTTCAGATGGAAAATTCAAGAAGCTCGTCAAATCAATTAAGGACTTTCCAGAGATGCTTCAAGCAAGGCCATTGGTCGTTGATGAAGATATGGTTGTGCTTGGAGGCAATATGCGATTAAAAGCATTGAAATCTTCTGGTGTGTTTGATGTGCCAATTCATCAAGTGTTTGGATGGACTGAAAAACAAAAGCGTGAATTTATCATAAAAGACAATGTTGGATTCGGTGAGTGGGATTGGGATATATTAGCAAACGAATGGGATGCTGTTGAATTAGATGAATGGGGTTTAGAAATACCATCATTTGATCCAGATGAAATCTTGGAGGCTGAAGAAGATGATTACACAGAACCAGACGACATAAAGGTTGATGTTGTATTGGGCGATTTGATTGAAATTGGACAGCACAGATTGGTTTGTGGTGATTCAACTAATGTTGATGACATTGAAAAATTAATGAATGGAATCACTCCGGATTGGATTCATACTGATCCGCCATATGGTATGAATGCTGTTTCAAAAAGTGGTGTTCTTTCAAAAAACTATTCTGGCGATATAATAGGCGATGACAATCCAGATATTGCAAAGAACTCATTTAATTTGATTTATTCATTATATCCAAACACGAAGCAAGTTTGGTGGGGTGCAAATTATTATTGTAGTGTTTTGCCGGATAGTGAATGTTGGCTTGTATGGGATAAAAATAATGGCGGTAGTGATCAAACAGATGCGGAACTTGCTTGGTCAAATTATAGAAGCGTTGTTAGGAAATTTACTAAAGCAAGTGAAAAAACAAACAGAGTCCATCCAACACAAAAGCCAGTTGATTTAGTGCAATGGTGTTATGATTGGGCTAAAGATGATTTACATAATGTTGCTGATTTTTTTGGAGGTAGTGGCGTAACTATGGTTTGGGCGCATCAAAAAAATAAAAAATCATATTTGATGGAATATGATCCAAAGTATTGTCAAGTGATTATTGATCGAATGAAAAAACTTGATCCAGCAATTGAAATCAAGATCAACGGAAAGATTTATAAAAACGATAATGTTCTTTAGAAATGCAAATAATTATATTCAATCAAACTTCATAATGGATTAGGAATCCAATTGGGTTGATTGGCAGCAATTAAATGCAATCAGTCAATGAGCAGAGTTTAATCGTTCTCTGCTTTTTTTATTTAACTTTGTGCAATGAATCAACAAAATCCAACACTTAAAAAAGCAATGATTGAAGCCCTTGAAAAATCAATGGGCATCGTTTCTACTGCTGCAAAAATTGCTGGTATTGATCGAACAACGCATTATTTGTGGATGAAAAACGATCCGGAATATGCCGAACAAGTTAAAGACATTGAAAATGTGGCTTTGGACTTTGCGGAATCAAAATTGTTCAAGAACATTGAAAAAGCAAAAGAAGCGAGCATTTTCTTTTACCTAAAGACCAAAGGTCAAAAGCGAGGTTTTGTTGAAAGGCAAATCATCGAACACGATGGAGGCATCGAATCAACCATCATTGAATGGAAACCATCAACGGAAAAAGAGTAATCACTCAAGAATGTAATCGGCAATTTTACGATCTGATCAATTCCACGAAACGCTTTAAAGTGCATCAAGGTGGAACTCGATCCGGGAAAACTCACGCCATATGTCAATACTTGGCTTTTGTGCTGACCACATCAAAAGATCCATTGGTGATTTCAATAATCAGAAAAACGCTTCCAGCCTTAAAAGGATCTGTGCAGCGTGATTTCATTTCCATTCTTGAAGCAACTGGACTTTATTATCTGGGCATCCACAACAAGGCAGAAAATACATTCAAATACAAAAAACATCTGGTTGAGTTTTTGTCAGTTGATGAACCGCAAAAAATTCGTGGTCGCAAAAGGAACATTGCATATTTGAATGAAGGCAATGAATTGACCATTGAAGATTTCCGCCAAATCAATATGAGGACAACTGATCAGATGATCATTGACTTCAACCCATCAGATCCGGTTCACTGGATTTATGAGGAGATCATTCCACGAGAAGATTGCGACACTTGGATCACCACATACAAAGACAACAAGTTTTTGCCAAAGGATCTTGTGTTTGAGATTGAGCGGATGCGTGAACGTGATCCAGATTATTGGCGTGTTTATGGTGAAGGTCAAAAGGCGGTGTTTTCTGCCAGACAGATCTTTTCAAACTGGCGATGGATTTCAAGATCAGAATTTCCAGAATTTGATGACAAGATTCTTGGGATGGACTTTGGATTCAGCAATGATCCAACAGCGATCGTTGAAATCGCCAAAGTAAACGACAAGATTTACATCAATGAGATTTGTTACAAAACACAAATGACAAATCAAGACATCGCAACATTTCTCAAAACAAATGGCTATGATGAAACTTTGATCTTTGCTGATTCTGCTGAACCGAAATCAATTGAAGAATTGAGAAGGCTTGGATTGTGGGTCAAAGAAGCTGTCAAAGGTGCTGGATCTGTAAATGCTGGGATCTCACTCGTGAAGGAGTTTGACATTTACGTTTCGCTTGAATCAAAGAATCTGGCAAAAGAATATGCATCGTATTATTGGACTGAACTTAAAGATGGAACAATCATCAACAAGCCGATTGACAAATACAATCACTTGATGGATGCGATCCGATATGGCGTTTATTCGCAATACTCGAAACGCAATGATTTCTTTTTGCTCTAATGCTTAAATCTTTATTTTGTATTTTTGACTAAAATTTTTTATTAATGGCATCAATCCTTGATCGGTTCAAAAACATTTTGAGCAAAAATGCACAACAATCGGCAGTTGAATACAATCGTGCTTTGTACAATTATCTTGGCCAAAGCATCATTTGGAATCCGGAAAGCGATGATACCTACATCTCACAAGGTTACCAAAAAAACGCAACGATCTATTCAATCGTCAACATCATAACAAAGGCGGCTTCAACCATTCCAGTAATGGTTTATGAAAAGACCAATGAAAATGATTTGAAAAGATACAAAGCAATGACATCCGGATACATTGATGGATCAACGCTGTACAAATCGAAATTGATGAAAAAGTCTGCATTGGTTGAGGTTGAAGGCACAGATCTTCAGAAATTGCTTGAGATGCCAAATCCAACGCAATCATATGCAACTTTTATTTCAGAACTGATCGCCTTTGGTTTGTTGACCGGAAACAGATACATCTATGGAATTGCGCCAGAAACTGGAATGAACGTGGGCAAGTTTCGTGAAATGTATGTGATGCCATCACAGATAATGGAAATCATCTCTGGAGGCATTTTAGAGCCAGTCAAGGAGTATTCAATTGAATACAATGGATCGTATCGCATTCCAGCCGATATGATTTGCCACATCAAGAATTTCAATCCATATTATGATGGAACTGGATCACACTTGTACGGACAATCTCCTTTGCGTGCCGGTTTGCGATCACTCACAATGAACAACGAGGCAACGACAACTGGAGTTAAATATCTTCAGAATCAAACCGCCAGAGGTGTGTTGATGAGCAAAGAAGGTGACATCAATGAGGTTCAAGCCCAACAATTAAAAGACAAATTCAGAAAACAAACACAAGGATCAGACAAAGCTGGTGATGTGATCTTCAGCAGCAAAGAATTGACTTGGCTGAACTTTGGTTTGAATGCGGCTGATTTGTCATTGATCGAACAATATAACGCATCGATCAAAGATCTTTGCAACATTTACAACGTGCCGGTTCAATTGCTGAACAACACCGATTCTTCTTCGTACAACAATATGAAGGAAGCGAAAAAAGCATTGTATCAAAATGCGGTGATTCCAGAACTTTTAAAGATTCGTGATGAATTGAATCGTTGGCTTGCGCCAAAATTCGGAGAAAGATATTTCATCGACTTTGATTTCTCATCAATTTCAGAATTACAAGATGAGGCTGATAAAGTGGTTGATCAATTAGCGAAAGCGTGGTGGATCACTCCAAATGAAAAGCGTGAAATAATGGATTATGGCGTTGATGCTGATGATGAATTGATGAATGATTATTACATTCCATCTTCGCTTGTACCAATGAAGGGAACTGATCTTGATTTGCCACCAGTTGCTGATATGCCATCACTTCCAATGGTTGATGATAGTGAGGATGATATGAATGACGATGAAGATCAAATGAAATCAAAACCAATTGATCTTGTATCGCCAAAAGTTGCAACATACTCAAACACCAATGAATAAGGATGCCACTTCCAAAACCAAGAAAAGGAGAAGGATTGAACGAGTTTGTTGGGAGGTGTGTTATCGATCCAACGATGACAAGCGAGTTTCCAAACAAAGATCAAAGGCTGGCGGTTTGCAATAATCTGTTTGAACAATCGGACAAAACATTGTCCAAAGCATTTGGTGACAAATACAGAGATGCATTTGAACGCCAAAGGCAGATCACCGAATCGAGAAACATTAGGAATGTTCAAAGCATTTACTTTAACGAATACAACAAGGCGATCACAGAATTTCTGAGATCGGGGACAATCAATCAAGCGATCATTTTTCAAGATGATGTTTTGGTGATGATGTATGTCAATTTGTTTCTTGATACTGGGTTGCATTTCGCCAACTGGTATTACAACACATTTGAGATCTTGATCACAAAAGCAAAACGAAGATCGCCATTGATCTATAATCGGCAATGGGAACTTCAATTCACGCATTACGCAAAAGAGGTTGCTGGTATCAACAT